ACTTATTTTTTACAACAAATTGTTCAACAAATATGTGTAGTTATGTTGATGAACACTCGTATATTATTAATATAAAATATTTTTGCGTTAAAATATTATTTTCAATAATATTATACGTGTTACATTTAATATATATATTGAATAATATTATTGAAAAACATTCCAAATATGAAACAATGTCATTTGTTAAAATAATTAAGATTCTTTATATTTTTTGTTTGAAATCATTTTGTATCTAAAAAATGCCAAATCTTTGTCTTAGTCTTTGTATTTCTTAGTCTTTGTCTTTGCGTTTTGCTGTTTCTTTGTCTTTGCGTTTTGCTGTTTCTTTGTCTTTGTATTTGTCTTTGTATTTTTCTTTTGTTGTTTCTTTGTCTCATCAATATCACCAGGTCTATATCTTAAAAACCATTCATCGTATTCGAGTGTGCCCTTTTTATCTTTCAATTCTATATATTTTTCCGCCTTTTCTGCTCTCATTCCTTCAAGTGTTTCTTGATTGCCAACACAGTTAATACTAAATCGTCTCAATAATCCTTTTTGCGCTAATCTATTTTTGCCTTGAACTTGAAATAAATAATTAGACATACATAATATACGGTCTTTATCATAATATGGTTTATCAGCATATAAAAATGCTAAATAAAAACTAAGCATAGTATCTATAGTGGCTATTTTTATTGTTTCACCACGTTCTTTGATAACATTATAACTATGACACGCCAATGGTTCATAAATAAATGCGACGGCATCATTATCAACTTTAATATAATAATGCGGTGCGACAATTTCACCAATGCCTGGCAATTTAACAATTTTTACATTTTTAATACCATTATCATTTAAACGTTCTGAAATAATTTGTGCGGTAATTAATGGTTCTTCCGATAAAACATCAAAATCAGGTATTTTTTTTAATTTATTTTTCAAATGTTTTGGCATATATTGAGCATACATTGATATAGCATATCCACCAAAAAAGACGACACCTTGGTCTACTAATGTATTTAATACTATATCATAAATTTCATCAGTTTGTTTTTTAGATTCCATTTCTCTTTGGAATGGAACATGTGAACATTCTTTACTAGTTAATGGATAATGTTTATTAAGTAAAACTAAACGTTTTAATACCTTTTCCCATCTACTAACATCACCAGCAGGTCTAGATAATTCTAAATACATAGCCATCCTTAAAAAATTAGGTGGGGCATATAATATACTAGCAACCATTACGGCATCTTTTTTTACAGCATTAAATAACTCTTTAGGCATATAACTAATATCTGCTACAGGTATAAAATTAACGAAAACTTTATATGTTCCGTGATGTTGTCCAGATTTGGCTTCAACTTCAATAAAACCTTGTTTCACATATTCATCAACAAGTTCTTTTGCGTGATTTAAAGCATTTGGTGAATAAAAATCATAATCAGGTATTTCAAGTTCCTTATTATAAAATTGGTCTTGTTTCGGTAATATATTATTTATTGCGGTTCCACCATAACAAACCAATTTTTTTTTTTTCAAAAAGTTTTCAACAATTGTTATAATTCGTTTTATTTCAGGAGAACTCGCCACTTTTTTCCCTTGACGCGTTTCCGCAATATCTACAGCAGCTCTTAGAATTGCCAATTCACAATCTTGGAACGACATTCCTTTATCACATATTTCCTTCATATATATTGGATATAAAATACTTAAATAAATTAAATTAAATCTAAATAATTATATAATAAATCGTCTAAATCTCAAATGAATAATTATCAGATACAACTTTTCTGGTCGCATAAGATACAGCAGGATCTTGAGCAGGAGGAGTTTCTAATACAATAGGTATATATCTTAGTTTTTCAGGTTTTAATACAAATGCGGAACCAGCTTCATCAAAAAATATATCAGATTCTTCTACATTTGCGTCTACTATTTGATAACGCATACCAATAAATTGACAACCAGTTTCACGCATAAATATTGCACTAGGATTAGGTGGGTTCGAACCTTTATCAGGCAATCCAATAGTCATATTTAATTTATTAAATTCAATGAGTTCATTCATATCAGGGGTATATTTGATATCATAATAATGTAAACATCTTGCGAAAATAGAATTACTAGTCATATTTACATATTCATAAAAATCTTTAGACTCTAAAAATGAGTTATTACTTCGGTCCACAATAATTGCTACTTTATTCATCATAGATGTTAGTTTAAGGTTTCCTAAATTCTTACCTTGGTCTTCAAAACTAAACGCAGGTCCTAATAATATATTATCATACCCTTTCAATATTGTCGCAAAATTGTTATACATAGTTTGATTCGTACTTTGAATACGTAAATGAAGAATAATTGGATCATTGGGGTTTGGTGCTGTACCTAAACTAAATGCGTAATCACGGATAACATTCATAACTTCAACAAATGGTACATAATTGAATGTTTCTTTTACACAATAACTATCTGATGTAGATGTTGCGACAACAGGTTTGTCATTAATAGAAAAAATTTGAAAATCTAATCCTCGAACACCTTGTCTAAGAATATTTTTTAGATAACATAAATTTACATAATCATTTTTATAACTACCTGCACTGCAACAATTATAAGCACTTTTAATGTAATAATCTTTGAGAGTAAAACCAAAATCATCATTACGTTTTACGATTGAATGTATCTTACCATTTAATGTATCATATATTTCATCCATAAAGTTACATTCTCTCACTTGTAAACTATTTGTAAAAAAAGTGCCTGAATAATAAAAATAATAAACTAGCGCACATAAAATAATTACCCATGTAATTAGCGATAACATTACTACAGCAGTGTCATCTTTCATATTTTTTAATGAATCTGTCATATTTTTTAATGAATCAACGGCATTTTTCATTGTATCAGAACCTAAAAGTGGTTTCTCAGTATCCATGTCTATATTATATTAATTTTATAAAATAACAGATTTAAATATTTAGGAATTATATTATATAAAATAAATATATATTATGGCTAAAAGTCGTTGTAGAAAAATGACACGTCGTTGCGTAGATGGTAAATGTTATAATAAAAAGACTTGGCGAAAAAAAACACCTAAACGTAAATGTTCTAAAGGAACAAGAAAATGTAGTGATAATAAATGTCACAATAAGAAATCACAATAAGAAATCACAATAAGAAATCACAATATCAGTTAAAAATATACTTATAGTATAAATAACTATGGCAGGAGGTTTAATGAACTTAGTGTCTCAAGGGCAACAAAATATAATTCTAAATGGAAACCCTTCAAAAACATTTTTTAAAACAACTTATGCTCAATATACTAATTTTGGTCTTCAAAAATTCAGAGTAGATTTTGAGGGTTCTAAAACATTACGTTTATCTGAAGAATCCACTTTTACTTTTAAAGTTCCAAGATATGCTGATTTACTAATGGATACATATTTATCAGTCAATTTACCTAATATTTGGAGTCCAATAATGCCACCACAACAAAATATTAATCAAAATCAAGAATGGGCGCCATATGAATTCCGTTGGATAGAGAATCTAGGTGCTAAAATGATTTCAAAAATACAAATGGTTTGTGGTAATTATACTCTTCAAGAATATTCTGGAGATTATTTATTAGCAGCAGTTCAACGTGATTTTAATTCCGATAAAAAAGCATTATTTGACAAAATGATAGGAAATGTTCCAGAATTAAATGATCCAGGAAATTCTGGATCACGTGTTAATTCGTATCCAAATGCTTATTATACAGATGATATTGCTGGTCCAGAACCATCTATTCGTGGAAGAGTTTTATATATCCCACTAAATAATTGGTTTAGTTTAAAATCACAAATGGCATTTCCTTTAACATCACTCCAATACAATGAACTACATATTGTCGTCACATTTAGACCATTAAATGAAATATTTCAAATCCGTGATGTGTTTGATAATACATTTGGGTTTCCATATATTGCTCCAAATTTCAATTCATGGTATCAACAATTTCATCGTTTCTTACAACCACCTCCAGATATTGGTTTAGAAATAAATTCATATGTTGATACAAGAACTATATGGAATGCCGATATTCATTTAAATTGTACTTATGGTTTTTTATCAAATGAGGAAGAACGTGTGTTTGCTCTTGAAGAACAGACGTATTTAATTAAACAAGTGCACGAAAGACAATTCTTTAATGTAACGGGTCCAAACAAAGTAGAATTAGAATCGCTTGGAATGGTTGCGAATTGGATGTTTTATTTCCAACGAAGTGATATAAATTTACGTAATGAGTGGTCTAATTATACAAATTGGCCATATAATTATATGCCAAGAGATGTTGTTCAAGCGCCAACTTCTGGTCTATATCCAATTACTAGAACAGATGCTAACGGTGATCCAGTAACTACTTATATTGGTCCAGGTGTGAATCCAGATGGTACATTAACAGGTTGGGTTGTGAATCAAACCTATACAGGAGAAAATGAAGAGAATATATTGATGGCATTAGGTATATTATTAGATGGTTCTTATCGTGAAAATATGCAACCGGTTGGAGTATTTAATTATATTGAGAAATATACTAGGACTTCAGGAAACGCACCTAATGGTCTGTATTGTTATAATTTTGGTTTACATTCAAATAACGCAGATATACAGCCATCTGGAGCAATTAATATGAGTAGATTTACTCATATAGAACTTGAATTTACAACAACTATTCCACCGCTAGACCCATTGGCACAGAGTTTGACTATTTGCGACCCTGTAACAGGAACTGTTATTGGTATAAATAAACCAACTTGGAGAATATATGATTATAATTTTAATTTATATTTATTTGAAGAACGCATTAATATTGTTAGTTTTGTAGGAGGACACGTTGGATTATTATATGCGACTTAACTAAAATATTTAGTTATATAGTAGTGAAAAACGATATATTATTAGTATATATGTATATTTATAATATATATTTATTATAAATATATGTCAAGTGCAGAAGAACCCAATGCGGTAGATAGTAAAAAAGAAGTAACCAGTTCATCATCATCAATTTCAGGGTCAAATTACAAAGGGTTTATAACAACGATGGGCAAATCATTATTTAATATAGCAAAAATTATTACTTTAGGAGCAGTTGGATTGTATATTTGTAAGGTTACTCAGGCAAATTTACTACCAGATAATTTAGACCAAATGCCATTTGGATCAGAATCTAGAATCCCAAAGGTAATACAAGTTAATATGAATGTTATAAAAGAATATCCATTCCATGGACTAAAATTTTGGGCAGATGATGTTCCGACAACATCTCAAAAAGCAATATTCAATAATAAAGAACTAATAAAATCATATAATGATGGTATAGTTGGTGCATTAAAAAAAAGAGCGGGGTCATCAAATATTATGTTATATTATTCAAAAGTATTTAATAATTGCGCTGCTTGGAATAATTGGTTAATAAATAACTGTTTTCTTTTTTTGAACTCATATTTACCTGAATGGACCATCATAACATTACTAGGATATTTATTATTGACAGTGATTATGCCTGCGTTATTGATGGTAAATTACTTTTTATCTGTTATATCACACATTATAAATTTGCCTCAAATGTTTAGAAGAAAAGGTGGTACATTATCTGGATTGCTTGCTATATTTATAGGGAAAAATATTTCATCAAAGTCAGATTGGCAATCTGAAGAAGATATATCATATTTTGGTCTAGGTTCAATTTCTAATTGGTTTTTCTTTGGATTATGGGTATATCCTATGTTTATGATTTGCACTATAGTAATGCCTATATTAATGACTGCTTATGCTGTTATTACTCCATTATTCGCAACGTATAGATTAAGCGGTGAAAAAAAAGACGAACCTAACTCATTTATGGAATTTGTAAAAGGTGTATTTGTAGGTCATAAAGTCCTAATTAAAATATTAGTGACATTCGCAATATTCGCTTCAATTACACAAAATTTACAAAGCATATATCCAGCAGCATTTGCCGCTACAATAATTGGTGTGTTATTTAGTGCGTTAGTATTAAATTTTTACCAATCGCCAATAGATGAATCAGATAAAACTCAAACAAATGGGGAAGCATCATATAAACAAGCAATCATTATGGTCAATGGTGTAGAAACTGCTGGACATAAAGCTAAAGAAATGATACATAAGGGTAAAAAAATGGCAGAAGAAGCTTATTCTACAGGAAAAGAATTATGGAATTTAGATGAAATGAAACAAGCCAAAGGATTTGCTACAGGAATGACTAAAGGTGTAACAGATAAGATAAATAATATGAATTCAAAATTGAGTGGGTTTGGGAATGGAATCGGAAATAACTTGTCAAATACGAAAAACGCATTAAATGTCGCAAGTAATATCGCAACAACTAAACCATTTTAATTACAATGATTTAAACATTTAAACATATAATAAATTATTATATGTCTAAAAAACACGCAAAAAAATCAAAAAACTCAAAATATCCATTAATTAGTTTATGTACACCGACATTTAATAGACGACCATTTATACCATTTATGATTAAATGTTTCGATCATCAAACATATCCAAAAGACCGAATTGAATGGATTATTATTGATGATGGCACAGATCCAATTGAAGACTTGGTAAAAAATGTCCCACAAGTGAAATATTTTTATTATAAAGATAAAATGGAATTAGGGAAAAAAAGAAATTTAATGCATAGTAAATGCTCGGGGGACATTATTATTTATATGGACGACGATGATTATTATCCTGAGGAACGCATTTCACACGCGGTACAAATGTTACAAGACAATCCGACATACCTTTTAGCAGGTTCATCCGAAATGCATATTTATTACGATAGTCAACATAAAATTTATCAATGTGGTCCATATAACCAATACCACGCAACTGCGGCAACATTTGCGTTTAGAAAAAAACTATTGGAACAAACGAAATATG